TCATCATCACTCCATGATACAGAACACAGAGCGCATACTCCAGCGATCAACACCACTCGACCTGAATTCATCTTAGTATCTATTTAACTCTCCTTAATATTTCAAACTCAATATCAGGATTAGAAAAGATAACTTTAATCTCTAAGTCTTTAGGAATGACTCGTTTGAATTCTTTCCTTAACATTTCTATCATTACCATAGGAGCTTTCTCTTTAAGTTTAACAATAAGAATGTCTCCCTTTTCAAATTTCAATGTTTTTATTGATTCAATTAATTTATCATCATTCATGATTCATATACCCCTATTTATTATTGAATTTTATTTAGATACTGGTGCCATTGCTTTAGATTGCCATGCTAATTGTTTAACCCTATACTTATTCTGTATTGCTCGTAACTTAGATATTTTCTTATTGAGTAATAATGATTGAGATGGGTTTTGTACTCTTTGTTGTGCTAATCCTTGTATCTTAGAACCCATATTTGCTATTGCCTTTTGATATCTAGTTTGAATAGCTCCTGCAACTCTTGATACTTGTTCATTGGTCATTCTATCTACAAACTTAGAATATTCTAGATATTCCATAGGTTCTATCTTACATTCATTTAATTGATATTTAAGAATTGTTTTGATATATTCTTTTTGGTCTTCTACCACTGGAGGATTTGGTTTAGTTACTTGATGTAATCCCATACTAATAGCTCCCATGCCAGCAACGGATTTAACTGGGTGTTGTTTTATATATTGTTTTGCTAAACCTGCTCTCTTAACTATCTTATCCGCTATTACTTTAGTTTCCGGAGAGATATTAGCAAGTTTGTTTCCTACTTGTTTTGGAAGTTGTTTCATAAACTTAGACATTGATTGAATTGATTCGTCTTGTAATTGTTTCATTGTAGTTTAATCCTTATTTATTCTTCATCAAGAATAGAATCTAAGATCTCATCTAAATTAAAATCTTCTCGTTTACATGAACATTCGTCAACCTTGTCATTATTATCATCTTGTTCTTCAACTTCGTTCAGTTCGTTCATGATCTCTTCAAAGTCTTCTAGAGTGATGTCTTCATTGACGTATGCTTCAACGATAATATCTTCAACAACTGGTCTAAGTTCTTGATTAGTTTTTTCTGTGATGTGTTTCCTTATCTCTAGATACTCAAATGGTTCTACCATATCTGTTTCTAATTCTGTAGTTAAGATTTCTAACAAAAATTGTTTCATTGTAATTCCTCCTATTAAGATGTAACATGTATCATTTATTTGTTCATGAAAACAAAATAGAACGGATCAAATTCCCTTATACTTAAACTAACTAGTATAAGGGAATTAATAAATTTGCGTACAAACTACATCATGAAGTAAAAGTCAATGTATGTACTTTAGTATGTAGTTTAGATTGTAATTAATTATGTATCTTCTAAGAAACATAAGGAAGAAATCTATGTGATTTGTTTAGTAAGTAAAAAGTAATGATTTAAATGTTTAAAAGTAAAATATAAGTAAACTAGAAGCAATCAATGAGTATTTAGTTAAATACTATATTAAGTCATTAATTTAATTTATGTTCTTGAATAATTTGTAATTATCTATTTTTTATTTCTGTTAACATTTGACATAATGAATTGTAAAGTATTACTATGTGAGACTAATACTTCATTTGGTTTAAGTGTTGCCTTTCCAATCGTATCTAAGTCCTTATCAAAGTTCACTTCATCAGACACTACTGGATTAATTTCTATTCTTTGTGCCTTAACAAATTTAATTGTCTCCTTAAACATTTCTTTTATGACTCCATCTGACATAGTAAGTTGTAGATAACCAATGCCATCAAATTCCATTTGGATTACGTCAAGGAGTATTGGCAATTTAATATTAATTTCTCCAGTATTCATGCTGAGTAAGGCAGGAAACGTATACTTATATCCGCTAGGAAATGATACAATGTATTCTATTTTGTTTATATTGTCGGTTTCATTAATTCTATACGTGATCATCCTTGGTTCACATAGATTAATTATCATTTGGTTGTCTCCTTAAATGTAACTTGACTTGTACTTAGATTGTAGTCTTAGATGTTATCATTAGTGTCAGCAAGAGGTGATAGCAAGTAGTTAGAAAGTTTCTCTATCGGTGTCTCTATATGAAACGCAGTAATACCAATTTTTGAAAAACAAGAAACAATCTCGCTCACCCTCTCATCCAATACCTAAACCCTTAATCTCATTAACTATTCTGGTGCCTAAATTTGACTAATTTTCGATACCTCTTTTACATGCTAACAAGGTACTATCAACCTATTTATAATTCTTATTAGCTATCCTAAATAAACACCATAAAGATTTAATATGAGCTTGAAGAATATCAGATTCATCATATAATTCAGACATAATTAAATTAGTTCTTGCTAATTCTAATTTATCTATTCCATCCCTAACATATTCATTAAACTTATCTTTAGCTATGCTTTTATCTCTTTCATTCATTGTTATTTACCATTCTCTTTTATCATTTAATACATTTCTTGATGGAAAATGTTTATCTATATTATGTGACATTGCTAGCATTAATAGTATTAAACCTGCTTGCCATCCCCCAAAGATAACTAGCCCAAATTAATGCTGATACTAATAGGGTTATTCCAATTAATTTAACAAAGTAAACAAATTTAATAACATTGACTTTCATTTACTATGTTCCTTTCTTTTCTTATTTTATATTATTGTATTATGCTATTTCTAATCTGTTTATTATATCTTCTATAACATTATTATAAACATTTAAAGATTCTGTTATATTTAATAATTGTCTTATTACTTCACCATTGGAGCAAACTTTTTCACAATTTCCATTATCTTCTGATGGAGAAGGAGAAGATGGTCTTAATACAGGGGATACCTTATTATTTAAAATATTTAGAAGATTTCCTGTATCTGATAATATTTGTTCGATTAAACTAAGTTGGTCTAGTATAGTTGCTGCTTTGACTGGTTCACATGCTTGAGATGCTGTGCTCCTAATGGTTTTCCTAATCCTGTTCCTCTCATTTTTTTATTCTCCTTTTTTATTATTTTATATCTTTTAATGCTAATAGTATATCATATGGTTTGATAGCTCTTAAACAGCTTCTGGTTTTACATACCCAAGGTCTTCTAGTACCTCTGAATAGTTCATCATCTCCATATATTCCTTGAGGTCTACCACAATGCATGTCATTTTGATCACAACTGTTTTCTACCCATAAGTTTTTATTAAGAGCATGACCAACTATGTAAGGATTACTTCTGCCTGTAATAACAATACCGTATTTACCTACAGCTGGTCCAACATGACTAACAAAACTATCAATAGCTATAAATGTATATGAATATCTAAGTAGTGCAGCTGTTTCTCGAACTGAACATTTTCCTAATAATGATACATCAACATGTTTAATTGGTACATCAAACTCAGAACCAACTTGAATAATATGATAATTTTTCTTTAAAATAAATGTTAATTCATTCCAATAATCAATAAACCAATCTTTATTTGGTGTTACTTGTTTAGTTGGATCTACTCCTGGTCTAGCTCCTGTTCCATGTATTACTATAATCTTTTTTGCTTTGTTAAAAGTAGAAACAAATTTTTTAGCATTTTCTACCTCTTGAGCTGTTAAGTATAGTTTAACTACATCATGAATAAATGGAATACCATACATATAACAAAATGCCATTGAAATTGGACCAGGAAATAACTTATGAACATTATCAAAGTATAGATTTTGATTTAATACTGATCCAAAATGTTTTAATGGTTTAATCCATGTATCATATAGATCTGTAGGTTCTTTTAAATCATATAGTACATCTATATTTGGATTATTAAATAGTAATTCAGGATATGTTACCCCAACAATGATTTTTTTATCAGGATAGTAATATTTAGCTGATTCTATCATTGGTGTCATACATATTGTATCTCCTAAACCACCATCAAAGATAATTACAAATGCTTCATCCTCTGGTGGTTTTGGTTTTCCCATTAGTTCATCTATTGTTTTATCAGCTGTAATACATATTTTACCTTTAAACGGAATGCCATTGTCAGATTCATATATTACTTTAGGAATTTTATCATGAACTATTCTATTCATTTTACCTCGGTAATGTTTTAGTTGAAATCATACTATAATCTTTTTCTAATTTATTTCCTCCATTAATATCTTCTAATATTCTTACACCAGGTACAAACGTTATAGCTTCAGCTATATTATGACCTTGTTGTGTTGTTACTTGAACTATACAACCTAAACTAGGAATCTCACATGCTTTAGTAGATTTCATCCAACCTTGTTCTTTACTACTAGCTTTACATAGTAATTTAAACATATCACCATTACCAACAACTACAAGGTCATTAATCTTATTTTTACCATCTTTTATATTTACAATATCTAATGTCCTTTTTTCTTTTTCGTGTTTTCTCCAACCACTATCTGGATTACTCATTGTTTTCTCCTTACCATTTTAAATTCTTAGCATGTTCTAACAATTTATTTATAATCTTTTCTCTTTTCTTATTCTCTTGTATTTTTCTAAAATCTTCTATATTTACCACTTTTTTAGAATTAAGGTTTTCATCATCTTTAATAGCATTTAATAATTCTTCTTCATATTTTTTAATACCTTTAAGAGCTTCGTCCTCTGTTATCAATTTCTGTTTACATGCTTCCAATACAGATACTTTAAACTCTTCTAAAGTTCCATATTTTTGTATTAGCTCATTAGCTTTAGATAAGTTTTTTAACATTAGTAGTTTCCTTTAACTCTTCATTTATAATATCATTAATAGCTTTCAGAACATCTTTTGGTTTGATAGCTCTCATACAGCTTCTTCTAGGACATACCCAACCTCTTTGAACACCTCTAAAAATTTCTTGATCACCATAATAACCCATTGGTCTTCCACAACCTAAATCATTAAATTCACATGAACCTTCAACCCAAAGATTGGTATTAATTTCGTGACCAGCTATAAATGGATTGCTCCTACCATATAAACCAATACCTTTCTTACCAACAGCTGCACCACCATGAACTATAAAACTATCAACACCAATATAAGTTAAACAATTCTTAACAAGAGCTAAACTTTGTCTTGGTGAGCACCCTCCTAAGAGATAAGTAGTTACACCAGGTATTTGTTCTTCGTTTCTCCCTCCAATTTGAATTACATCATATTTTTTAGTTAATTCAGCTACAACCTCATCCCAATACTCAAAGAACCAATCTTTGTTTGGTGTAATTTGAACATCTGGATTAAAATTTAACTTAGCACCAGTTGGATGTATAATAATAACTTTTCTAGGAAATGAGTTTAAGTAATCTTGTGCTGATTTGTTTTCCTCATCTGTTAAGTATACTTTAATATTGTCACCATGAAATGGAACACCATACAGATAGCACCAAATCATACTTAATGGTCCTGGAAATAGTTTATGAGCACATGCATTGTAAATATCTCGTTTAATTACTGATCCAAAATGTTTTAGAGGTTTAACCCACTTTTCAAATAAATCCTTTGGATCATACAAACTATACAATGCATCAACATTTGGATTATTGAGAAACATCTCAGAATATGTTGAACCAACAACAATTTTCTTATCTGGATAAAATTTCTTAGCTGATTCAACCATAGCTGTAGAGCAAATAGCATCCCCCATTCCGCCATCTTGTATAATTACAAATGCTTTATCCTCTTCTGGTTTTTCTTTTCCCATTAACTCAGAAATAGTCATTCCATTATAAACAATAGATTTTTTCTTAAATGGTGATTCTGTTTCTGATTCATATCCAATTGTTGGTATTTTTGTATTTAAAATAACCTTTTTTTCGTCATTTGACATATTTTCACCTCAAAATCATATATTTTATGTATGTTCTTTGTTAAACTTTTAATTTCTTAAATATCATCTTTATCATGAATTGCTTTTAAATAATCTAGAAGTCTGCTCCAGCACTTGTACAAGAAATCTAATATTATTGATAAAGGATACCCTACTAAAATTAAAAATCCAATAAATATCCAAACGCTTGAAAAAATATAATGTAGTAAATCTAACATATTTAATCTCTCCTAGAATTGAAGTTTATTTGATTCAAAATATGGTTTCCATTTTGATAAGTATTTATTCCAATTTGTCCAAAACACATTCTCATATTTCTTTCTTTCACTATTATGAGATGCATTTACTTTATGATGAATAATAGCTCTTGGTTCATAAAGAATAGAATAACCAAGCATGTTTAACCGTGTCATTAAGTCGGCCTCTTCAAAATAACAAGGTTTAAAATCTAAATCAAAGTTTAAATTTTCTTTTCTAAGGATATCTAGATTATAATAAGTATAACATCCATTTACCCATAATCTTCTTTCAACAAAATTTGTTTTTGAATCACTTCTGTGTAACTCACAATACGGATCTGTTATTTTACCATTTTCTACTCTTGTTCCTGTATGAATAATTTTATCCCCATTATACTCTAGAATTTTCCCACCAACAACAGCACAGTTTGGATTAGATAAAGCTCTTTTAACAGTTGCATGAAATGTACCTTTTTCTAGCATAATATCACTATTAACTAATAATAGAAAATCGTGGTTTTCTTGAGTTTTAGCAAATTCAACAATATCGTAAGCTGTTTGTGTATAACCAACATTGTTATGTTTAAGAATTAACATATCTTTTGGAACAGTATTCCATAACCAGTTTAATTCTCGTTCGTCACTTCCATCATCCCACAAGATAACAGTATATGAAAAACCAGACACATAAGATGTCATTATAGAATTTAAAAAGTTAACTACTAAATTTGTTTGATTTTTAAATGGAACTACTACTAAAACAAAAGGTTTTCTCATTATTTTATCCTTTCTTCTATACTTTTTCTCATTAATTCACTTTGCTCATCCCAACTAAAGACTAATCCTTCAGATACTGGTGTTTTAGGATTAACTATTGAATCTATAGATTTTTCAATAAATTCTTTTTTATACTCTTCGGAATTTGCGTTTCCTTTAATCAAATAACCATTCACTCCATTTTTTACTTGTTCTGATATAGCTCCATAATCAGAATCATCTGTAGTAACTACCCACATACCATTTGCAAGAGATTCTGTACAAATCATGCACCCAGTTTCTGTCCAATTACAAGAATATAATAATACAGATGAATGATTTAACTCTTTGTATAATTCTTTTTGAGGAATAGCTCCTAGAAAAATCACATTTGGAAGTGATTTTAAATAATTATATAATTCTATAAAATCACTTTCTGGTTGTTGATATAAACTCATTCCGCTACAAACTTTTAAAGTTGGTTTTACTCCTTTTATTACACACTTTTCATAAATTTCCTTCCAACAGTTTGCTAAAATAGATAATCCACGAAATGGAGTACTCCCATACAAACATACTGGATTTTTATTATCAATTTTTTTATTTTGAATCCAATCTGATCGGTATCCATTTCTTTGTAATAATACCTCTTTTTCAGGAAAACTGTTTTGTATATCTATTTTTGAGTGGTTGCTAATTGCAAAAAATAAATCAACGTTTGATCTTGCGTATAAATTATTTTTTAATTTTATTAAATCTGATTCTTGCATATCATCTTCTGACCAAAAACATTTCAACTTTGCATTAATAAAATTATTTAGAAAAGGATTTAATTCTCTTAACGAAATAAAAGCGTCGTATTTAGTAGATATTATGTTAGTTCTGTATTCAATTATGGATTTATAGATAATTCCATTATATTCTTCACTTCTTAAATTATTTCCATTAAATACTACTATCTCATCATTAGGAAATTGTTTTTTCCAAGATGTGGTAATATTGATCAAAGCTGATTCTGAACCCCCCAAACCATGTTTTTCTAAAGTATCTCCAGAAAATTGAATTCTACTACTATAAAACGATACTATCATTAAATCACCTCTTATCTTTCAAATATAAAATATCTTTAGTTATTCGTTCTTTTGGTGGTATTTGTTTTATAGAATCTATATCGTACCTGATACACTTCCATCCAAGAAGACTTTCAATTCTTTTTTGTCTTTCTAAATCTTTTTCTTTATCTTGATGCCAATATGAACCATCTGATTCTATCCATATTTTTATTTCAGGGATAGCTATATCTAAAACCAAATTTAATTTTTTAACTGGGTAATTTAAAATTGATAAAGGATATATTTCTTGAACTAATTCAAATAGTTTTACTTGTGGTTTTGATGGGGATTTATTTGCAGAATTTGCTATTGCTGCACCACCATTTAACATTCTTTGTTTTATTTTTTCTCTGCAGTCTCTTCTTTTACTGGGATTTCTATCACCAGTTATGTTTTTCCGCAATTTTTCTCTTGTTTCATCAGAGAATTTTCTATTCTTACAAATTTCCGCTGCTCTTTTTTTAAACTCGTCATCATGAATATGATATCCGTTAATACCTTTATTCCAAGGAATTTTTCCTTTCATTATTTTTGATAATATTTGATTCTTTCTGCCTTTTGGATAACCAATTTTTCCTTGATTTTTTACTTCTATACATTGATTTTGATGTTTACTACAACACCATTTTTTAACTATTTTAAAGTAATATTTCGCTTCTTTTCCACATCCATAATCACACAGATGTATTTTGGTTTTCATTTTTAACCTCCTCCTTATATCTATCGAAAAGGAGGTTTAACGATTCAACTAAAAGATGTTTAATATTTTTTCCTGTAAGAGCAGATAAAACTTTTAGTTTTCTGTGTATATCTTCTTCTAATTGTATTGATTTCATATTGTCTCCTTTTTCTATATTACTATATTTTTATTTTGTTCTATAATAATATAGAAATCAGTTAAAAAATTATTTCTACATATATTAATTTCTGACACAAAAGTATACTAGTGAATTTTGTATTTGTGAATTGTGATCCTACGCAGGAGGACACAATCATGTCTAATAAAACAGACACAGACTGGAAAGCAATTATTATTCAAGTTGTTATCGCCATAGCAACTATAATAGTTGAATCCAAAAAGAAGTAATCTTCGAAAAGAGATAGATATTTGTCTATCTCTTTTTTTGTTCTTATTCCTCCCAATCTAAAACATCATATTTTCCAATTAAAACATAAAAAGAAATTTTTATGTTTTTAAATGGGTGAAAACCGTCACACGATAATGGTCTTGCTGGAATCCATTTGCCATCTTTTCCTTCTCTTTGACATTCATTAATTGTATGAATATTAGAAACTTTGTATACACCAGGATTTCTCATATTACCCTCCTTTCCTACAGTCAATTCTAATAGAAAATTCATCTGAATCTGACTTATTCGGATTTAATACTAAATCAACGAAACCTTCTTCAAGTAACACATTTTGTAGTAATTCTGTTGTATAAATTATTTCATGTTTTTGACCATACTCAGAAGGATTACCATTGTATAAAGTAAACATATCCTGTTCTGTCAGTTCACCATTTGCAAGTTTTTTATCAGCATCATCACCGTTTGGAACTTCTACAATTAATATACCACCAGGTTTTAATATATCATGCCAGATTTTAAGTGCTTTTTTACCATCTTCATAATTTAAATGTTCAAACACTTGAGATGCTAAAATTAAACTAATAGAATTATCTTGAAAATGTTGTTTGAGATCTAATGTGTTGCAAACAATATCTGCACCAACGTCGTCTTTAATATCTATATTAATAAATCCATCTAACTTCATATAGTAACAACCAACATTTAATTTTGTACCTTGAACCTCCATTTGCTCTTTAGTGAATGGATAACATGTTCTATTGTATTCATGTATTTTNNGGTGATTTTTTCTTAAATGTGGTATCTTCGTGATAAAACGGGAAGTCAGATATTCCAACACCTTTTAATTTAAATCCTCTTAGAAAAACTCGATAAGACCAATCCGTGTCTTCGTATCCCCAAGTACCCTTTGAGAAGTCACCAAATACAGGATCAAAACCACCAACAATTTCCCACACTTTTTTAGATGTAAATAAACATGCTGTTGATAAAACATGAGATTTTAAAGGGTCAAACCATGTATAAATAGGCCCTACTGCTCCAACATCTGGATCTTTATTAAACTTGTTATAAAGAAAATCAAAAATATCTGTTGTTTGATTATACCTCCCTAATATTCTTGAGTCGTCATCTATAAAGCATATATATTTTGATTGTGAACTTGTATAATCAACAGCTCTATTCCTAGATTCTGAAACAGGAAGAATTTTTTTTGAATTTATAAATTTAAAACTATTAAACTCATTTTTTATTAAGTCAATATCGTTGACAGATTCTTCACTAGTATCATTATTAAAAATTATATATTCGCAATTGTGGTTAGTATAGGTTACTATATCTTTTAACAATAATCTTAGTTTTTCATGCATTCCATGTGTTAAAATAATTACAGAAACTAAATCATCTTTTTTAGGTTTTGGAAGTATTTTTTCCATTCTATCCAAAAAGATTTTCTCATCATGATCCCAATTCGATTTATCTAGCATTTTACCATCTGTTTCTCGTATACCGCCATAAAATGGATGTCCATGAAAGGAGATAGCCTTAGTATTAACGAACAGTTTATAACCTTCCCTGAACAACCTATACGAGAAATCTGATTCCTCTCTATGTCCTACTGGAGAAAAATCCAAACAATATCCTCCGATTTTTAATCCTGCAGATTTTCTATACATAAAACCAGAATTTAAATGTTCAACCGAAATTAATTTATCTGTTAAATAAATATTATTTTGTAAATACCCAGATAAAAATAAATTATTATTATTGTCCCAAAATACTTTTCCTGTTTCTTTTAACTGTATATCATTTAATTGTTGATTAATAACTTGATTTTTTAAAGGTTCATGAGGATTTAAATAAATTGGACCAACTGCACCAATTTCATTTTTATTATCTGTATTAAATACTTTAATTAATTCTTCTACAAAAGAAGGTCTTAAAATTATATCATCATCTAATCTTAAAATTAATTCTGTTTTTGAATTTTCTAATATTTTTTGTCCAGAAATGTGCGGACCTCGTTTTTCTCCTCTTAGAATAGTAACTTCATGATCTGATTCTTTTAATAATTTTATTAAATATTGTATAGTAGTATTTGAATATAGTTTATCATCACAACAATCATCAATAACTAACACATCAAAATCTTGAAATGTTTGATATAGTAAAGATTGTAATAATAAAGAGAATTCAATCGGACGATCTTTTGTTGGAATTCCACATGTTAACTTTTTCATTAATATTCCCTTTCTTTAATAAAAATTGAACGTCTTGCTCTATTTTTCTTTTGTTTGGAAATTTATCAAACATTGTATATCTTAAAAATTTCCATCCTTCTTTCTCTATTTTTTCTTGTCTCGCATTGTGATAATTAATACTTTCTTGACAATTAAAATGATAATATCCATCATATTCTATTGCGATTTTTTCTTCAACCAAAGCAATATCTAACGAATAGTTAAAAATTGGATATTGAAATTCGCAATCAGGAAATATTTCTTTAACTAAATTTCTTAACTTAACTTCAATATTTGATGGATTTTTAATAAATTTATTCATATAAGAGGCGCCACCATTTAACATCCACTCTGTATGNNTAAATGGATGATTTGGGTCCTTCCATTTTTTAATTAGTAAATCGGATCTCTTTTTACGAAATTCTTTACTATGGTATTTAGAAGTTTGATTTTTCCATTCTTTTTTAGTTGTTTCACTTTTTAATTGATTTATAAATTTACATTTTCTATGAGAGTCGCTACAACAATATTTTTTATTTTTTAACTGAAATTTTGCTAAGTTTCCACATCCATAACTACATAAAATATTCGAAATATTGTTAATTAATTTTCCTTTTGATTTTGATTTTCCGGTTGTGCTTTTTGATCTAATTTCTTTAATCTTGATACACGATTGATTATTTTTACTACAACACCATTTTCCTGATGTCATTTTATATTTCGCTTCTAGTCCACACCCATAATCACATAATCTAGTTTCCATTTTTAGAGTCCTCATCTGTTTTAATTTTTAATTTTATTGCTTCTCGTATGTATTCTGAGAATGGAATTTCTCTTTTATTTGTTTCCTCTAAAACCTTTTCAAACATCTCATGTGTCATAGTACAATTAACATTTCTAACAAATCTTTGTTTTCTCATATAAGATCCTCCTAAGAATATTTATTATATGTTCTAGAATAGATCTTATATTAGTAAAATTATGGGTAACCACAAATTATTTTTTTAAATTTATTTTCACTCTTGAAGTGCTTTTCTTCTAGTTTCTCTAAAAAAGGTAACAAATATTTTTTTGTTACATTTCCCCATGTAAATGTTCTGCAAAGTTCTAGCGCATAGTTATAGGTCGACGAAGAAACTAATTTGTAAATATCTTCTTGACTTACAGCTAACATCTTAGTTTCTAACATTGATAAATCTGGTTGGCTCCATAATCCTTTCAAATATGGGTGATCAAGACCAATTTCTTCCATTTTATATGGTAAATGAATTAAACCATCTTTTAAGAATTCAAAATATCCATTTGTTGCTGTTGCTATTGTTGGAATTCCGCTAGCAATTGATTCAAAAACCGTCATCCCATACCAATCTGCCTTTGATGGATAGCAGTATACATGTGCATTATGAAAATATGTACTAATTTCATCTTGACCTTGATTTTTCCAAATGTACTCAATGTTGTTACAATCTGAACACAATTCTTCTATTTCATTTCCTCCATAATATATCATGTGAGAATTGGCTCTTAAAACTAACTTATATTTTGGATTATTTTTAAATAGTTTTTTAAAGGTTCGAATTAAATCTTGAGTTCCTTTTCTTTTAGATAATTCTCCAGTATAAAGAAAAGTAAATGGAAAACTAAATTCTCTTTTTATTGGTTTAAATAAAGTTGTATCTACACCATGTGGGAATAATTCAACAGGAATAGTAACACCGCACCCTAACATTATTTGTCTGCTATATTCAGATGGTGTTAACATATAATCCATAAATTGATTACAAGAATCTGAAGGTCTCCAAGCT